CATATAAGTACTACAGAAATATACGCTAAAGTAATGGACACGTCGGTAAAACGATGCGCAGAAAGGTTGAATGGTATGGTATAGCCTCAACAGATCAAAGCGTTTCTCGGGCAAAGAAGTAAATAAGGCAGCTTATTCGGCTGCCTTATCAGGATGAGATTTACTGCCCGCTTCTATCAATTCTTTAAAATCTGGCATAGCTGTTGTGTTTTCTTTTATAGAGAAATACATATATAAATCAGAACCTGTAATATATCCAAGAAACACATCTATCGTGTAATTTGTTACACCTTCTTCTATTGCTTTAACCTGGTCGATTCTGATTCCTCCCCTTTGGGCAACGGCGTACATAGACAGATTTCTTTCTTCTCTGAATTCTTTCAGTCTTTGCCCTAATACTTCTCTGTAATTTTGCTTATCCATATTATCTTATACCAAAATGTTTTTTTATGTAACTTTGTGAAACCCCTGTTTTTTCAGACAAGGCCTTAATTTCAGGATGACTTGCAAATCGTGACAATGAATATCCCTTCAATTTCTCGTCATTACTTGCTCTATGAGCAGCGAGCAATGGGGAAACAACACTACATGGAGTATCATTCTCCACCTCTTCTTTTACGTTTTCAAAAACATGTATATCATAAGAACCATCTTTCCAGTCATTTATTACAGACTGAAAATCAGAAATATTATACTCTTTTTTCTCGCAGAGAACCTCTATTTGGGTTTCAATAGAAAGCAGTTCATTACATGCAGATTTTACATAAAGGTAGATATCATTTGACCCTCTAAGCGCGGTGTTCGGTTCGTGGTCTGAAACTCTCACCTTTAAATCATTTATTTGATAATACTTGCTCATTTTTTTATTGCTTTATTTCTTATGCAACAAAGATAGTACAAATATTTGTATGGTTCAAATATTTGTACTACAAATTAATATATATTAAGAAAAGCCCCGACTATCACCAGCCAGGGCAAACACTCATCAACGATAGGCATCACTTCTACTTCTTTATTCTCTTATAAACCAACCTACCTATTATATATAAAGCGAGAGCGAGCAATATACCAAACGCCCAGCCGCCCAGTTCAACCTTCATAGCTTGCCACCTGGTTAACTTCTTCTCGACCTCTACAGGCACCTCTACATATTCCTTAACGGTAATCTTCTTAGAAGGTATGTAGACGGTATCTTGCGGCACATTCATCTTAGCTATCACATTCCCAAGACTATCAATTGTTAGTTGTGCCTGTACATTCTTCGTGTTAGCGATATCCAGCCAACGAAGTACGACTCTTCCATTTTCATCGCATTCAAAGAGCGCACGGATAGCAGCACTATCGACAGGATTAACCACCGGAATCAACTTCTCGATATAGACGCTATCAGTTCTACTTTCTACCGGAACATACTTCACCGACGAGCACCCAGCCATAAACAATGCAATCCCCATCGCCATCAGCGCAATGGCTCCTATAATGAACAGCCGTCGCATCTCCGAACGCTTCTTCTGACGCAGCAAAAGTTCTTCCATGGATTTTCGGGCTTTTTCAGAATCCCAATGAAAATATTTCATTGAGCTTGTAGCCTGTTCTTTTGATATCTTAAAAACTTTCATAATGCTTTCACCTCTCCCCGGTTCCCTTCTTTCCGATAAGACACGTGCACCCAAGCAAAGTTCTTCTCATCAATCAACTGATCGAAGGGAAGGCCAAGCTCCTGGATCAGATAGAACAACCTCTTGTTTTCCTTCGGGCTTCCTCCGGTAATATCTGCCGCCCGCCCGGTCATGTGGTCGCTCGTAGCGGAGCCTTTCACAGCCTTATTGAGTGCAGGGCGACGGAAACCACTGTTCACGGTGATTGGCTTCCCGTACGCTTCCCGCAATGGGTCTAAAATGTTATCTACTAATGCAGTCATATTGGCTACATGCTCTTTCTTACACCGATTATCAATTCCTAACTGGTCGGCAGTCTCTGACTTACAGAGTTCAGCGATTGTAAAGTACTTCATTTTTTCTTCCTCCTTATTAATTAATAGTCACTGGGCGGCTGCCGATTGGCACATCCACGAACATCACATTTCTTTAACTCGGCTTCTTTAAGACGCAATTCCAACTCATAATTCTTCTTGATAAGCTCCAGTTTTTCAGCCTTTAGTTTGTTGTTCTCAGAATACAGGAAATCTACTTTCCCGTCTCTTGAGGTCATTCGCGCATCAGACTTATCAAGCTGTCCGGATAAGTTAGAAATTACATTCAAAAGATTCTGTATCTCCGCTGCATCAGCGGAAGCATCTTCTTTCCGGGCATTCGTTTTTCGATTTACCCAGAAAGTTATAACCCATCGTATAGCTTCGAACCCACCTAACGTCCCAACTATAGCCAACCATTCGCTTAAGCCCATATACTTGACATTTTCAAAATTAATACTACCTTTGTAAACAGATAGGCCTATAAGGCCATATAGTGTTTGTCCCGCCCGGCTTGTGAAAGTAGGACGGGATTTTATTTCACTTTCAATATTCCATTATCACTATAGACTTGTCCATCATAAACTTGAGCAGCAGATGTTGGCCAAGCCGTACAAGACAAAATCCCTACAGTGCCGGTATCGTTTCTACTACTTCCGATACCAACCTCCATAATTTTATCATTATAATTAATTCGGAGAAGATTAGGATAAAGGTCGATGAAACCATTATCATTAAAAAGTTCTATCTTGCTGCCTGATAAGCGTAACGTGGAATTCGTATAACCACCAGCAGCTTCACCTTTGATGTTTATTGTAGCCCATGTTCTTCCCGATTCTGTCAAATATGATAATGATATCACTTCTACATCATCCGCATCAAACATGCTTATTGTGCCTGTATCTGGATCAAGCAAGATACGTTTACCGTCAATAGCAGTCTCAATCAATCCTCTGAAATATCCTTCATCAGCTTCAACTCGCCCCTTGAATTTATATTTCTGCGTTTCCGGATCAAGCTCAAAAACTACCTCATTATTAACCAGGGCAAAAATACCGCTACGTTCAACCCCGTCTATAGTGATACACTTATCTCCCTGGACTATGCCGGTCAAAATCGGTTCCTCGGCTGTCCCGGTATTCTTTCCCGTAAACAGCTTCGGAGATATCATATACTCGCTACCGATCTGTACCTTGTTCGTGTCCCAGCCTACAAGCCAATCTGGTACATTTGACATAACTTTAGAGATTGATCCGCTTGCACTTATGACAGGATCATCCGAATTCGATCCTCCGGATATTCCTACAGATATGCTATCAAAGTCATCAACAATAGCAATCTCAACCGAATTCCGAGGACTGGAGTAATCAAGATCAGAAACCTCAGTACCATTCAGCCAATGGTTTACGATCCAGTTACCCGCTGAATACAGTTCCTTAGTACTACCTTTAATGCGGAATAGTTTAGCAACAAGCGTATTGCCAGCAATAGGTTTTGAATGAATATCACAAGCAATGTTATCCACTAAAAGACCTTGGATATAGAATTCAATGGTATACATGACAGCATCTTCGCCATCTTCGCCACGGAAGCGGCTCCACGTATAATCTGCGGGATCAGTACTCTCTATTGCCGTATCCTTGTTAACTGCTATGCCGATATACTTGGTCGAATCAGTCGGAATCTGATACATATCCGCTCCGTCCGCGTTATCGGAATAAGCGATCCATGTATAAGTAGTCTTGCCGTCTTCTCCTGCCGGACCGGGAACGCCATCCGTACCGTCTTCACCTCGGAAGCGGCTCCAAGTATAATCAGAAGCCGTATTACTCTCTGTTGCGGTTTCCTTATTGTATGCAAGACCGATGAAAGTCTTGCCGGTTGGATCATTGCTTATCCCGGCTCCGTTCACATCATCAGCGTACTTTATCCAGGTATAATAAACCTTTCCATCTTTACCGGGAGTTCCGGGAACACCTTGGGGGCCTGTGTCGCCTTTTATCCCCTTTATCCTGATAGGAGTCCCCCAACTACCGGAAGATGAGCTTTCTGCGACCTTCTGAGACATCCAAACAACTGTGCTCGTTGCGTCAGTATGCCAGCCGTTCGAGGTGCCGTTTCCTGTAGGTTTTCCCGGTTGGGATTCACTGTCGTGATAGGTTATATAAACCGATAGGCCATCACTACCGGCAGCACCGGTGGCACCATCATTGCCATCTGTCACCATCAAAGCCCAGGCAGTACCATTATAGATGTATACCCGTCCGTTATCAGTATCACGATATACCCAGTTCTTTAGCGGGTTGATCGGAGGCGTAGATAGATCACCTTTCCAAACTATATCCAGTCCGTCAGCACCGTCCTTACCATTAGCTCCATCCACACCGTCAATAGTCATTTGATACCATGTACCGTCCTGATAGACATAGCTCTTACCATCAGTCGTATTCTTATATGCCCAACCATTCTGAGGATTAGAAGGATGAGAAACATAGCTACCCTTCCATACTATTGACGTGCCATCCTTACCATTAATACCGTCGGCACCATTGGTACCATCACCCCCCTTTTCACCAGTATCTCCTTTATCTCCCTTGTCGCCCTTTTCACCTCTAAGATTCTCTTTGACTTCATCTGAAAGGTTATCCCACTTTAAGATAACATCTCCCATCGTGCACACATACTTTTTCTTGTCTGCATCCCATGCCCACGAGATCGCGCCACCGGCAAGTTTGCCGGACTTATCAGCATTAAACTTGGCGGAGCCGTCACCAAATTCCGCTGATCCGTCAGGATGTATACAGTAAACCGTATGACCGCTAGCGTCCGTGCCCTTAATCATGCCGTTTTCACAATAGAATCCACGGGCACCATCCCCACCGGGAATATCACCACCAAGACGTGTCTTAACCTTACCAGTCCAGTCCTTACTATCAATGTTGAACATGATATCAATCGCAGGCTGGCCACTCTCATCAGCATGGATATAGATAGCAGACTGCCTGTTCTTATTCACTGAGTTGCCGAACTGCACGACATCATTTCCAACCTCCGGAGGATTGATCACAATTCCTTCAGCATCCTTATCAAACTCTGAAATCGGCACATGGATCACATTATCCACAACAGAAGATATCTCCACGTGATAGAAAGTTTGTTTAGTACCTGTATAGGTCTGACACCGCATGAAGTCATGAGCGACAAAGCTCATGGTCTCATCCTCCAAGGTGATGAGGTATTCAGTGCCGTCTTCGGAGAGAGTGACAGTAGCTATCTTACCACACGCCTGGCTGATACCTAAAGACCCGATTATCGCACGCATCTTCGACACCAGCATCTCGAACACGATGAACTGTTCCCTCACCCGGATGGAATCTATCTCAAGCATCCATTTTCCTTTCACATACTCCCAGATTTTCCACCCATAACCTGCGAATCCGGACATGAAGTCTTCCACCACCTCCGCAACCCATTCTCCGGCCGCATTCATAACCTGCCTACCCGTCTTCTTGGCAGAAGCAAGCATACCTACAATCTTAGCTGTACTTAATATTGCCATTTTAATAAATTTTTATTCATCATTACCCTCATTTTCAAGTATATCAATCTCTTCATAATGCTCCGGAAGATATTTAGAAGTCATATTCGTAAATTCGATCTGCATAAGCGCTCCAGTTAGTAGCAGCCTTGTAAGCTGCACCACTACCAATAGAGACGTATATCTTGCAATGATTGTTAGTGAAGGCATCATTTCCAAGCATCGGGGGAATTGCTGTTTTTATGAATAGCGATTCCATTGATGTACAGTTCCGAAATGCACTGTTCGATATTTGCGTTATTCCTCTGCCTATTACTATGCTTTTCAAAGAAGAACAGCCATTGAAGCAATCACCACCAATCTCGTAACATGTATCAGGAATATCACTGATTTCGGTTAGTGCTACACAATCCCTAAACGGGTCTCCATATAATATTTCAACTTTATCATTTAGTATGACCTTCTTTAGATTCGTACACCCCCTACATGTTCTTTGAGATACCTTCACTACATTGGTGCCAATTCCAAGGATTTCTATACTGGTATTTAAATAGAACATCTGATTACCTGTTTCCGTATTGCGATATCCCATATAGTATTCTTTAATATTAGTAAGTTGTGAAGGTGAACCTTCTATTGCATTCAGTTCTCTTAAATCAGCTATCTGAACTTTATTAGCATCAGAATATCTATCCCAATACAATTGTCTTTTAATAGCGGCTTCTTCGGCTGTCACATAGCCGTCATTGTCCGTATCGAAAACAGAAACGATAAAGGTTCTCGCGTACTTATCTGCAATATAAATTGCCGGTTCACCTTCCAAAATCAACTCTAATCTGTCAAAAGTATTCCTCAGAGAATCCACGAAGTCCTGATAATAGTTGGAATGGACAATTACCTTACCATCAAGAACCGGAATCGCTTCCTCTCCGGCCAGCCCTTCAGCAGACAGACCTTCATAGGTGCCGTCGGCCAGATTTGCAAGCATATTAAGAGCATCGGCAGAGTAATATTCCTCTTCAAATCCGACCGCACGAATGTGCTTCAGCACATGGTTAGTGCCTTGTGACTGCTGTGCCTCAATGATATCTGAAAGCAGCTGCACAGGCTTCAGCAAAGGACAATTCTCAATCAAAAAGTCGGTGATATTAACGGCACATTGGCCGATTCTCAAACCTTCTGTCGTCAACATTGGAAAGTTCCGGAAAGTGATGTATTTATTGTTAGCCGGATACTCGATAACCTCAAGCCCTCCACCGTTCGGTAGTTTTATCTGGCTCAGATTAGTTCCATCTGCATAAACCTCTCGAATGTTGATTATTGTGCTCAAATCAAGTGTACCCTGCAATGTGGCAATATTAGAAAGTAGAACCTTCTGCATACTACCACAATCTGCGAGCGTAAGCCCTGTTATAGAGATTATTACGTCATCTGTCTTACTGCCAAGTATGAGTTCTGACAGACGCTTACCGCGTACCACCATGGTACCGGAAACATTCTTTTTATGCCAGTCTCCAATACTCAATAACCAACTCGCCGCCTGAATCGCATTCTGTTGGTCGGCACTACCGCCAAGGTCGATAGTTATGCGACACGTCTCACCGGCTTTGGTACGTGTGCCCTGTACGATAGACGTACCGTTGGCAATGGCAGGGTACATGTCGAAAGCAGGAGTGATGTCATAGTCTATCAAATCACCGGCAGCACGTACAATGATGGTATCGGTTCCATTGGCAGAGAATAAGCCATAGCCATATTTACTCATAATATACATGATACGCTTTTTCACCCATGCGGTCTCGGCACTATAAAAATCACCGTGGCTCTGCGTGATGGGGTCGGTATCATTACTGTAAGAATCATTATCATAAGCTATCTTGGCAAGCTCATAGCGCTTGGCATCAGCATTTACTAACGTAGCCGGGAAATATTCTTTTATTCCGAGGAAATACTTTTTATAGAAAGCATAAGCCTTGTCATAAGGAGTACCGGAAGACTGGCCGCACAGTGCTTCCATTGCTGTGAACATCTTACGCATTCCCGCAGTAATCTCAGCACTGAAAGCCTGTTCTAACAGATTCCAGAAAACAGAAGTCTCACCATTCCAAATCGGTTGGCCGTTGTCGTAATAATCATGCATCTCACACCAATAGGGTTTGCGATCCTGTCCCTGGTTATCAATAGGAAAGATGGTATCAGCATCATCCAGCCGCCAGCGCCACTTGCTTCCTGTCGTGCAGAAGCTATACGGATAAGTATTCTTCGCCCGCTGGTCGGTTCCGGCAGTGAACTCAACGAAATTATGGTGGAATACAGCATCATCAATGTCGAAGTATTCCGGCACAGTCGCCCGGAACAACTGCCCGCGTGAATTGATGAACAGCTCATTCAGTTGGTCGGATGTAAATGCGGACAGGTCGGATGCAAGGTATGCCGCCAACTGCGTTTTTAGATTGATCTGGCCGTTCCCAATGTCTGAAGGAATGAACTTTCCTTCTGCCGCCTCGTAGTAATAGAGATTGTACAGGTTGGCATCACCGGACTTGGCAATCCAATACTCATAACCCGTACTGCGATATTCAGTTATGGCATTGTTCAGTTCGGCAAGTGTTCCCTTGAACGGTCTGATACGATTATTGCAGACATATACGGCATTATACGCATCTATCCACTTTTGAGCAGACAACGGTTCTGTTTCATCGGCGTTCAGTTCACCGGCATCGAAATCCCAACAGTTGGTATTGTTATATTGGAAAGCTTCTTCATCGGCATTATACGCCCAGTATGGTTTCTGCGTATTCCAAGGTACGCGGAAAAGCGCACCTAATGGAGCATTGTCCGAACCTTCTACGGATAGCAAGGCAGGGAAAGCTTCCGTATCATAACCAAAGCAAAGATCATCCCCTTTGTCCGGACCAAACGTAAATTCTCCCATGCAAGTGTACACGTCCTGCCCTTCTTCATTAACCGACTTGGAAAAACCGATGAACGGCTCCTGATAGACGGCAACGCGTATCTGCGGGTCGGCAATCATCGCCTCGTTCTTCATGCCTATCTCTTTATACAGGTCATTATAGGCGGCCACACTTCCGGCTTTATGGTCTTGCATTGAAGATGCCCAGTTCTTCTTAGCCGTCAGACGTCCGGACTTCGGCACACCATCGAACATGAGTACTTTGTTTTTGTCTGTGGTCCCGTCCGCATACGTGGCGATGGAGTTTATCTTATTACCCTCAGCATCTTTCAATCCCTTCATCTTGAAGCGGATATTCCACTCCAGATATTTCTTTGAGGATGTTCCCTGGCCTTCCACCAACAGATTGGTGAGCGTGAAGTTCCTTTCCGGTTTATCCTTGAAGAAGACTTCCAGATTACCCGCCACGCCTGAAGGGTTATTCAGGTTAGGGAAAGGCTTATCAACCACGAATACATTGTATAGCATCTTCGTAGCATTGAAGTCAATATTCACACCTTCACCATCCAGCACTTGGTTGATACTCTTCTCTGTCTGTTTCTCATCGGTAGTCACAAGTTGATTGATATAATTCTTCTGTACGGCCTCAGAAGTCAGCGCCGAATCATACACGCGTAACCCATAAAGATAGAGGTTGGCATAGTCATTGCCCAACGTTATCTTTCCAGCGTTTTTGAAATAGTCATTGCTCTCATAAGCGTACTGCCGGTTCTTCTTTCCATTGATGTAAATGGCGACGATATTAAACCCTGCATTTCCGTAGGCATCAGGCATCACTACAACTGTCAAGCGCATACGTACACCGTTGTCAGTAGGGACATCCTGTGTGGTGCTATCATGTCGCGATTGGGAGAAGAAAGAGATATTCTCACCAGATACTTTCAGACCTACATTTCCCTCAGCGATAGTAATAATATTCTTGCTGGCATCCGAGGCGTTCTCCACTTTAAAATCAACCTCAATAGTCTTTCCCCTGCGGGCCGCTTCAATAGTGAAAGGCTGATAATCTATCACGGCGGAGCTCCGGGCAAAGATTTTCAATACTTTAACGCCATCACCATCAGATACCCATCCGTCATTACCCCAGTTGAAGTTGTTCCAAGTGACAGGGATAACCGACTTATCCACTTCATTAACTATACTGCGGCTGTTAGACTGTGAGTTGCTACGTGTACGGGGATTAATATAGAGTGCAGCACCTGACGTAGCAGAATACCCCAGAGAATTATTCACATTCAGCGTAATCGGTTCAATCAGACTATTATTGTCGCTTGTCACGGATACAATGACATCAAAGTTAGCATCATCATCCGTATCAACCTCCATCGGATAAGTGAGAGTCTGTTTGGCATTCGTGGTAATGGAATCATTTTCGGAACTATAAACCTCACTACCGCCCTTCGTAATGGAGAATAAAGCATCAGTCAAGGCAGAAGCACCGTCATAGATCGCATAGTCAAACACGGTATTATCCTGCCAGTTGGTCAACTGTTCGGCAACATTATTCACACACATGAGCTTTATCGTTTCTCCGGCAGAAATACACATGATATTTATTGAAACCGCCTTTGTCTGGATGGTATTATCCGAATTGGACAAATAAAAGCTCACATTATACACACCGGTAGTTCCCGGATGCGGAAGCGTATAGATATAAGGGGTATCCAGATATACAGCCGTTCCAAGATTCTGAGTATAATTCTGGTTATAGTCTTCACCGGTCACAGTAATATGCAGAGTCTTGCTGATATTGCCATTCACGATCATCGGGATAGCGATATCTCCGGCAAAAGCCGTCCACCAAGCAAAGTTCGGAGCACTGACACCCAGAGAGGTTAACTGCACCGTATAAGTCACAGGAGCGGTAGTTTGATCCGTGTTTTCTCCCTTGATGGTAATCTTGATATTATTACTTCCACTTGTCAACCACTCGGCGACATCCTGCTTGATGGAGACATTGGAGGATATCTCCATCTGCTTTACAACAGTAAAGTCAACATACTTCGAGTTCTTCACCATGATGGTACAGAGTCCCAATTCTCCGGTCGGTTTATAAGGCTCGCTGATGTCATCCCGATACTGTGAGACGAAGGTAAAGTCAAGCACACATTCTTCACCATACTGTGCGGCAAAGCCGAGGGAATCCATGTTGTTACGTACATACACATTGTACATGGTCCCTGACCCGCCACCACCGATACTGCTTACAGGTAACAGCGTCCATTCGGATTCACCTTTGAGCTTTACAATAACATAATCCTCTTTGTCATCCACCTCATCAGCGGCAGGGGTAACATTCATCAACCCTCCAAGGGTCATGTCTCCGGTCGCTTCCGCCGGAGCAACTTCTACGATGGCGTCCTCATCCTCTTCGATAAGCGTGTCGATATCCTCTTCAACCAAACAAGACATTAAAGCGGCAGGGGTGGTCTGTTTGGGGAGGCGGACTACAAGACCATTCTCCACTACGGCACCACCCAATAACCTCAATAGGTAATTAGTGGAATCTGTCTTGTCCTTACGAAGGAATATTTTTTTCAGTTCCTCGTTATTAGTTGCAATTTCAGCCAGCACTCGTAAGGCTGACATTACATCGGTATCTTTTACTTCCCCGGTTGCAGTATTCTGTAACAACAGGCGATTGATCAGGTTGCCATCAATCTTAATCCCTTTTAGAAAGTCAACAATTGCAGAGACCTCGCTATCGTCCACCTTACTAATAAATTCTTTCAATGCCCGAAGCGAAGACATCACATTCTTATCTGTCAATGACCTGATATCATCCTTTTTTACGATATCGACACCTTCACTGCCACCCTGAATAACAGTGGAGCCGCCACTTGTACGCGTCACGGAAGCCCCAACCGGATATTTCTCCGATCTGGGCTTTGCCGGTGCGGTGGATGATATTATAGCTACTTTCCTCATACTTCAATCATAATGCATTCAAACCGGTTCATCTTATAATCTATGGAGCCACCGGCGTTAATGAATTTCTTACCAACCAAAAAAGTGTCGGACAATCTTGTTATCGGAGATAAATCCGCACGCTCTTTTATTTCCTGGGTAAGTTTAATACGGGTGGCACTATAGTGATTAATGCAGCGGGTAATCATCATTTCCTCGGGACGAATGGTGTCGTCAAGAATGCAGTTGTAGAGGTTATCTTGCAGATAATCATCACCTAACATAACCTTGCTGTAACATGCGCCATCATTGTTGTAAGAAGATATTTTAAATTCAATCTCATCCATCTCGTTTATATAACTTTCGTTCAGGACGTTTTCATAGGTGCGATCAGAACTATTGTTCTCTTTTGAGATACTATCTTTATTCTGAATTTTCACACTAAAATCTTTGATTATAATTCCTGTTCTATCTCCCCGCTCTCCATCTCCAGGGCGAGGGATAACCAATAAGCTAAATTCAAAGTCTCCCGATATAGGTCGATCGATAGGAACTATGAAGCCGCTCAGCCCATTATAAGGCATATTCAAAGTCTTACCGTTAGGAATGGTAAGCCATTCAAGCTTCCCGTCATTATTCCAGCTATCAAAATCCAATATCACAAAATTCTGCGGATCTTCTGCCCATGTAAAACCATAAAATTGATCTCCGAAATGGTTGCCGTAGTATTCATTACCAATACGTATCTGGCATCTTATTGCTTCTTTATCATATCCGGCGGCACTGTTCCCCCACGGCAACATATCGTCGTCTTTGATAGCCTTTGCCGTAGCATTAATTCCGAGAGCGCAATCCATATACGTTGCAGATGCACCTTTAAAGGTAAGCACCTTATAATTGTTGATATTGAACGCTCCAGGAGTACCTTTTATTGGATAACGCACCCGTATAGTATTTATAAAAGAATAATCATGAATCGTAGGTTGCCAAACTCCATTCACATCTTTTTCCTGTTCATAAATACAATATTTCATCAGCATTGCCCCATACAGTGATGGAGCTACATCCTTAATAGAAGGCAGCATATCATTCCCAACAACAATTCCATCTCTATACAATAAACAATTCCATTCATTTGGGTATAAATATGTCGAACGGCATACTTTTTTATTGTCAGATGTCGTGTTGTCAACCGTTGATAATTCTTTCAAATTATTGAAATCTTCGTCTGGCAGTATCTGACCAATAATATAATTACTGCATTTCACAGTTACTTTATTATAACCCGGCAGGACGTCAAGAGAGTGGTTAGAACCCGCAAAACCAATATCCTGCACAAGCAACTCATTCACCCGTTCATCAATACTATTCTCAAGCGTTACATCATACTTATGATATATCTCTGTGTGGTCCACGTCGACAAAATAAAGATCACCCTTCCAGTCGGCGCAGGTCCAGTTAAGGAATTTACAAACCTCCTCTAAAACTTCCTTTAGTTTCATCGGCTTATCGTCTTCATCAAAGAAGTCCTGTTCACTCAGTGTCATTTCAGAAAGCACATTTTCCTCAGTGGAATACGCTGCCTTGCTGGATGCATACACATGAGGAATAAAGACTGAATTGTATTGTCCGGCAGCTGTGGAGATACAACGCTGTAGTAAATGCCATATAGAAACAAATTCCTTACTTTTCCCTTCAATCGTATAGTCTATAAATTCCAATACAGACATAGCGGATATACATTCTATTTCCAGGACGAATGTCTCTGATGCGTAATCTTGTGTATAGAGTTCTGGCTTGATGAAACCACACCAAGTAATAACACCGTCTTTCTTCATCGTCACTCGATATTCCCGGTAAGCTGTAGAAAACAGGGACTGCAAATAATCATTACCGACTATCTGCAACTTTGCCGTTGAGAATCGGGTGGGAGTATAAAGAAACTCTTCACTATCTATCTCAGCAGTGAACGGAGTGGCACCGGCGGTTAGCTCAGTCGATGCTCCTGTATAACCGTCCTTCTCAATCTCTACCACACAAGGCGTATTATCCAGCGTGGCAAATGGTATTGTATAAATAAGTCCGTAACTCATGATATCGGCTTTTTTCCTTGTGATTTCAATTCATTGTTAATCGTGAGAATGAGGTCTTTAGATCGTACCTTAGTAGTCACTGTTGAAGACAACGTCTTATTCCCGCCCAATTGGCCGGAATTAATAGCGTCAAACAAATTAGACTGTTGACTACCGTTCAATATCATTTCCCCGGCATTAACCCGGGCTAGAATCTTGTCACCTGAAGATGGACCACCGGTTACAATACCACCACTGGCAAACTTGGGAATTGCCGCCGCAGCGATTAAAGCCTGCATTGTTGCTATTTGAGCCGCAGCAAGCGCAGGTCCAGCGAAAGGAATATAAGCATAAGCAGCTGTACTTTTAGCTGCCATTTCTACAGATGCCGCTGTTGTTTTTGCTGTACTGGCAGTGACTTCTGCCGCGGTTTGTGTGCCTAACGCCGTAATTTCAGCTGTAGTTTCCGCAGTCTTATTGGTAACCTTTGTCGCAGTGGTAGCTGTATCAATCGCAGCCTCTGCCTCTTTTGCCCTGGCTAATTTATTGGTCAATTCCGTCAATGTCTCAATGGTCTTACATATACTCATAATACCATCAATTGTATTTGTCATTGCATTCCAAACTGCCATGATACGTTCCCATCCGGATGCATCGACATCATTCATGACATCACGGAGATTCTCGAACGCGCTGACCATTCGATCTGAACTACTGGCTATATTCTTCACACCGGAGTATAAACCTTCATTCAGTTCCTTTGAAAAATCTTCTACGTCCTGTTTTACTTGAGCTATCTTCAAAGCTGTCTCCAAATCATCGGTATTCCGGATGGCATTATTCAACTCTTCCTGGATTTCTTTTGCAAGATCACTTGTTTTATCTTTAACTCCGTTGAGCTTTTCCTTCAAGTTATCCCTATATTCAATCCATATATCGACTTTTTCAGAAAGCTTATCAGTGTCAGTTTTCTTGTAGTCAAAAGTAGTGTCACGCTGTCGGAGCTTGGGCATCTGAAAACTTTTCTCCATGTTTTCGCCAACTACTCCCTGCATTCTTTTTATAAGCTCATCGGCGGCATCCCCTACGCCTTCAATGGATATCGCTGAGTTGGCGGCTGCCATAGCCGCATCAATGAGCGCCTGTCGGTATTCTTCCTCTGATATAAGCTTCTTATCTAATTTGGTTTTTGCAAGAGAAACGGACGTCTGGTATTTCTTTTCTACTTTGGCCAACTCGATCTGAACCTTATCCTCTTTATACAAAGGATTATCTACTTTATCCTGAAGCAACTTTATATATTTACTGTTTAGTACAGCTTTGTCGTCGGAAGACTTGGCTTCAATTAGGGATTTTCGATTTAATTCGTCATAGGCTTTGTTATATTCATCTGTTGTCAATTTCTCAACTTCTTTACGGGCGTTCAACTCTCGTAGGGATTGAGCATAACGTTCTTGCTGCTTCTGGAGCTCTTCTGATGAGGGATCCCCTGCAGGTGGAACAATGGTGCTTGCTGTAACTTTCTCAAGATTCTCACCGGCTCTTTTAGTGGCATCGTTGATGACAAGCATATTTTGAAGGTATTCTTCGATGGCGGAACTTACGTCAGAAATAGAAATCCCCTTATTTCTATTCCCATTCAGCGCCAACTCTTCTCCAATAGCTTTTTGATAAGCAAACCTATTTCTATCAGATGTGTTTCTACCTGTATATAGTTTTGCCAGGCGTTCTAACTGATTACTACTTAATCCGACATCACCGGCCAGTTTTGCATTTTTCTCAGTGTATTCCCCTACCGTATTAAAGGCATGTTCAGCCATGGCCGCTTCTTTCAATAGTTCAACTCTTTTCCCTATAAGTTTATTCAGTTCTTCCTGAGATTTATTCTCCACACCAAGCATTTTTTGCAGCTCAGTTTGTGCGGCATTTATGGCGTGCTGGCTATTTGCACGGTTATTCATTATTTTAGCAAGAGTCTGTAGTCGTGCAATTTCTTGAGTGTCTCCGGCGGCAAGAGAACTTTTTTTGTAATCAGCGAATATATTCTTTATACGTTTAGCTTCATTGTACACGTTCACCAGCTTACCGACTATTCCGGCCAAAGCAGTAATCAACACCATCGGTCCTACTGTGCTCCACAACCCCTTCAATGTAATTGCCAATCTCTTCCAACCAGCCTGCAAGATGGCCTTGCTACGTTGCCATGCATTCATAGACTGTACGGCGGCAGCTTTCGTACTGGCTACACTTGCAGCGTCGAAAGCTCTCTTTTCGGCTAACTTAGCGGCTTCAAGTGCAGTCAATGATTTTTTAAGCTGAGCCGCACTTGCGAGCCGCCGACCATTCTGCTTTGTCTCATGGGCAATATAAGTCTTTAAATAGGCATCTTGCGCTGCTATTCGTTTTTGCGTGGCAGCTATTTTTTGTTCTTCTGCCAGTTTATAGTTGGTCACAGAGGCATTAAGTACGGCATTGCCTTTAGCGAAAAAGGTTATAATAGGCCTCAATAGCTTCCCGCTGATAAGCGTAATAACAAACGCCACGACTCCGGAAAAACCAGATTTCAAGTCACGCAACAAACCGGTGATCCAGTTTATCATATTCTTCAGTGGCCCACTGGTATTTTCTGACATCTTGATCATGAGAGCTTCCCACGCAGACCCCAGACCTGCCATTGCGCCTTTCACGTTATCGCCCATCGTAGAAGCCATCTGATCGAGATCACCTTCCACACCTGTTATGGCATCTCTAAGCGGTGTTATCTTGTCTGCTGACTGCAGGAAAGCATTGAATGCGGCAACACTACGCTTGTCTGTCAACTGCAATGTGGTGTTCAAGTCCACCCCCTTGTCTTTCAACTTTTGTAAGCCTGATACAAGCTCCGGCAGTGTCTTGACGGGTCCGCCCAAAGCTGTAGCAAGTTTCCCGCCACCGTCGGCCAAGTTAAGCAATATGTTACGCGTAGCCGTGGCGGCTGATGATGCATCAAAGCCCGAATCTGCCAGTTTCCCGAGCAAAGCCAGCGTATCTTCTATCTCGAAATTGAAAGCCTTTGCTACCGGCCCCACCGTTGGCAGCGCATCACGGAGATAAGCAAAAGATAGCGCACTTTTCGTTGTGGCTATAGACATGGCTGATACGTATCTCTTCGACTCGGAAGCCTCAGCCCCGAACATCCTTAAAGCCGCTCCTGCAAGAGCGGCCGCTTCCGCCAGTCCCGCGTCAGTAGCTTGTGCAAACTTCAGGACGGATTCCGTAGCCGATAATATCTCATTTTTCGTAAAGCCCAACTTTGCAAGCTCTGTTTGTAGGTTGGTAGCTTCCGCCGCTGTATACTTGGTAGTTTCACCCAGTTTCTTTGCATTGTCGGTCAACGCTTTTATCTGATCCGGTGTCGTGCCAAGTATGGCAGACAACTTGCTAACGGCCGCCTCAAAACCTGCGGTAGTCTCTATGAAACTGCGGAGACTTGCACCGCCTATTCCCAGAACAGCAGCAAAGCCAAGCACGCTACCTTTCATCTTGGCAAACATGGACTGAACCTTACTTGCCCCTTTCTTAAAATTTTCAGTAAGCAAATTGATTGCTATACTGAATGATAATTTACCCGCCATAATAATCTGTCTTTTTAGTTTTCATAAATTCTTCAAACCGGGCCGCGTCTTCCCTGATAGCCCGTTCAGCCTCTTTTCTTGCCTCTTCTTCTTCCCACGGAAATATAATCAAGTCCCTGGCACCGTTTTTCATCTTCCTTGCATCAATATGAGGTAGTATAGTGAAGTACGTCCACATCCGAGAACTTTCCATTTCTTCCTTACGTTTTCTCTCATAAGCTTCCAGATAAAGAGGTAGATCGCACAATTCCATTTCATTCAAAGCATAATGAGCATCCAGCCCCGCCATTATCAGAGTAGATACAATGCTGCCTATATATTCAGGGCTACCCTCGGCACTACCGAGGTCAGATACGGTTGTCTTCTTCCGAAATTGGTCTACAATCTCCATAATCCTTCCCAAATCGGAGGACATGGCACTCATGAACCGTTCATCCGCTATGACTTGCCGGAAGACTTCAAAAGTATATCCAGGCTTATCACTGGTGATGTACATGACATAAAGTAGGGATTCCATATCTTCTTTATCCGCATAATCCATTTGAGAAAAAGATTTCCCCCGCATTTGCTCCCAGCGTATGATTGCCTTTATGGTGAGACAATGGAATTTTCCCTTTAGTATCGGCTTAGGCTTAGGAGGTGCAGGTATACGGGACGGCTCCGGCTTACCACTGTATCCCGTATTCCTATAAACAGCAATAAGATATATACCATAAACCAAAACGGCTATTGTTACAGACAAAATATATTCATTCATCTTGATTATGTATTAAAAAAGGCGGCCATCATTTGACCGCCCTTGCGCATTTGTTAAACAAAACATCACTTCCCCCACATCAACCTAAAAGTTTCTTTCCCTTTAGGAGTAACCAAAAGCTGTGTACCGGCATGCCCGTTTTTCTCGAAGTCTTTCATTTCGAAATATAGCGGTGTATGCTCTGCATAAGGCTTGAGTTTCTTTTTCAAGTCACGATAAACAAATTTGTTTTCAATAAGCAAATACACGAATGCTTTTTGAGAGAGTCCTATCTGTTTTGCTGTATCACGAATATTAGTCAGCAACTTCCTTTCCACAAGATGATCAAAGTATTCCGCTTTAGGTTTCAGCATACCGTTTTCCAGTGCAAGCTGTTGACGCTTCTTCTCTTCCTCAATCCATGCCTCAGCCCGTTTAATAGGGTCGGATATCTGATATGAGGGAGTGGATAGAGGATTTAATCTCTTTTCGCAGGCGATGAAATATCGTCTCGCCTCTTTCCCTTTTTCGTTTCCTTCCACCATTGAAAGCTCTTTTGCCATGTCGATTGACAAAGCAAATTCAGTTGTAGGACGTCCGCCATTAGGGTTATTCATAAGATTATGAAAAACCTGATAATCTTGATTTTCAATGAAACCATATTGTCTAATGCGATTTTTAATCCAGTCGGCAAACTGCTGCTTACTCTCCAAGAAAATGTGTAAATCGCGTGCGTTAACGGCTCTTTTACCTGCATCTTCAGTAATAGGTATAAGCATGTTCATATTATTAAATAGGCCTAATTCCATGTGTGCTCTTACTTTAAATTATCCCTATGGAACTACAGACTCAACCGGTGTCAAGGCCCCCACACCTTTAAAAGATGCGCTCACTGATACTATCTGACCGTTATCCGACTTGATGGACAAGGAGGTAATGATCACTTTCCCGGTATAATTTACCTGTGCGGTATCTTTGGTGAAAGTGCCACCGAAGTTGTCTTGATCAGCGGCTTTCGCACTACCAAAGAAGAAGTCGAGAGGATCACCTGCAATCTGTTTTGCAAGCAAAGTGTCGAAACTCAGGGCACCTTCCTTACGTGTTAAGAGTGATTCACTGGAAATAGTAAAACTCATCTTCCCCGCCAGGGAACCGGCCCAGTTACCCATCATCTTGTTAGAGATGTCCAGTTCTTCAGTACTAATATCAAGCCCTGCACTTGATCCGAATGCTACCGGGTCTTCCCCAACAAAAAGCATAAGTTCACCTCTAAAGATGTCTACGCTTGAATCTAATTTCTTGTCTGCCATAATTATTGCTGTTTAATTGAAAATTGTAATACTTGAATAAATTTGTTATCAATGAAGTCCTCCGTAGAGTCTTCAAGTTGTATATACATATCCGGATTAGAGAATTCACCGGATAAAGTACCGTAAATCAAAGAAGCAAGCTCTTGGCTACGATCATAATCACCCGATACCGCAGCGACATTTACATAAGGAATTTGGTCGGCAACTCCCATTTTTGTATATACTTGCTTGTATCCATCACGTTGATAAGTTATGAAATCCCCCTCTGTATTTTCTGGAGCAATAACAGGGAATATTCTATCATCTACCAGTGATACAATCCCAGGTTCATCCAGTAAAATTGTTCTTACTTCCGTTGTTATCTTGAACATGTCCATTATCTACGAGAATTTATTCGTTGAACAGCCTTTTGTGTACCCTCATAAACAGCCTGCAAAGCTTTGGCTTCTTCCGTTTTTTCTGTATCTGTCCAAAAACGGTTACCGGGCATAATTCCACGATAAGCCCCAGACTTTGTATAACGCCTTTTAGTTCCTCTATCCACAAGATGGGAATGATTACCTCCCGGACGGTCAAAGCCAGCCAAGGCACCGAGTTTGTTCCGTTTTACACGATTAGTGAAAGAATTCATCAGGTGATTAGTCTGCTTGCCATGATGCAATAACCTAACACGTAGATTTCTACGGCCTTTTACACGAAAGAGATTGACCGCTGAACGAAGTCCGCTCTTGATAGCCTTGTCCTTTTCAAAATCCTCAAGATTACGGACTAAGTACAGTATGCTATCTTTGTCAATAACTGAAGCCTGTATCATGTATTCAACTTTTTAAGGGTTAAAGTAAGTTCGTTGTCACGAGGTTCAATCATTTTTATTTCCCAGGTACATTCAGCCCACTTTACGCGACAATTATAAGTTATCTGAGGATATTTACGAACCAACATCACGGTCATCTGTCCGATAAACTGTTCCTTTGCACTCTCATCCCCGGTTATGATGGACTGTCTCTTTCGGTAAGCCCTACACCGGAATACTTCTTTGTATTCCTTGCTAATGGCTCCTGATGGCGTCTTCTCTTTTGTCAACGCCTCAAAAATCAAAGTCTCTTTCAGCGATCCGGCTCTTATCATAGACTGTAGTTTCGGTAAAGTTCTGTCAGATATTTAACTCCCCGAGGAAGCTCCTTAAGTTTGGCGCTGGTTACACTTTCCCGGTTGCTGTAAAAAGCACCAATCGTAAGTAGAATAGCGTGACGAAGAGGCGCGGGAATCCTGGAGCCACCACCTATAGTTTCAAGTTCTTCAACTGTTACACACAGGTCCTTTGCAACATTCTCTTCTCCTGCCTCTATTAAAGACTCAAGGTAAGAATCATCCTCTGTAAAGGATGATTCTAAATTCAAGTGCCTCTTTACCAACTCTAAGTCAACGTATGCCATATTACTTCATGGATGCAATACAGAATGATTCCTTGCGGATGAATCCCATATTCCAGTAAGAATTGGTAATCAACCTTACCGTGCCCTTGAGAGCTTGGGTGTACGGGTCTACCAGCAATTCAATGCCACCCCATTGTCCCAAGAAGTAATTAGCCCAATTGCCGAATGCTATACCGAACTCGTCCGAACCTTCTCCCAGCTCTTTCGGCAGGTTATTGGTACGCAAGGCGCGGTATCCGTTCAGTTGACCATCCCCATTTCCGGTAAAGATGAAGCCACCTGCGCCGGATGCATCCTTTACCTTAGTCTTAGCCTTGCCAACAAGTGCCGGATGCAAGATATACGACAGATTGCCGAACAATGCATCCTGAGTATCTGCCTTTGTCTCCATAGCGACGATCTGTTCCCATGTCATTGCACCCTTTACGTTCGCATCAAGAGTATGAAACATACCGTCGGGAGTATTAGCTACGCCAGTCTTCGTGCTGAATGCCGTCTGCTCTATCTTCTGTGCGATGGCTACGGCAATGGCTTGGCGAATATAGGCTTCTACAGAGGTGTTTTCTTGCGCAAGCAACTGTTTAGAGATATCCACATAGGCAGTCAAACGCAACGGCTTAAATACATCCCCCTTGGAGAATGCTCCAGCTCCATCCTTGGCTTCATCATTTTCACCCTCCCAGAACACATTGGCGCCTGAAAATTCCGGCCAATAGATATTGCCCTGTAATCCGGTCATAAATCGCGCTCCAGCTTGTGCCAGCACCAGCGAAGACTGCAAAGGCAACAACATTTCCTGCTGTTCCTCGTCGATAACTACACCTGTGGCCGCTTCCGTTGCAGCGGTAAATGCCGCACGGCTTTCCATGTTTACCGGCACAACAATGCTGCGTTTGTCTGCCATCTGGGCACCCGACATATTGTGATGTGTAGTAGCTGCATCAATAACACCGGCATCTGCATCATTTTGCTGGTTTCCATCCACCATATTGGCGATGGCACGGCGCAGAGAGAACTTTCCCTGTCCGGGCGTGACATGCTGCTTGCCCTGTTGGCGGTTCTGGTCTTCGCGTTCCTCAATCTCAAGATTGATTTCCGCCATACGACACTGGTTTGCACCTAATTCTTCATTTTCCTCGGCATTTAACTGGCGTTTTTCGCCTTTTGCCGCCTCAATGATAGCTTTTGAACGAGCAGAAAGTTGCTTCTTCTCGTCCTTCAATTCTGTGATACTTTTTTCTTTTGCCATAACATTCAAATGTTTAATGATTTTTCAATATTAGAGTAATACTCGTTCAAATTCTCGCTGTTTTGGCGGATCAATTCAGCCTCAGCCTGCTCTTTACCGCGCATATAAACCGAAGTCTTGCTGTATGCAGCATTGTACACCGGTGAAATGTCGTACAGGTTCCCGACTTTCGATACCGTCCGCTTCCATGTGCCGTCACTCTTTTTCTCCCAAGTGTCCTTTTCCACATCAAAGCAGAAAGAACTCTCGTTAATTTCACCGCGGCGAATGTTCTCCAGCAGTTCGTCGCCAAGCGCAGTCTTAGGCGCTTCAAAACGATATTTCAGTCCCTTACTGTCTACAGACAGCGATAAGGATCCATTACCCTGATTGCATCGAGCGAGTATCCCGCGGCTCTGGCTATGGTTCATCAGCGCAAACACGTCGCTTTTCTCGATTACTCCATCCAAAGCCCCACGCTCGATAACTTCCTCAAAGGAAAGACCATCCGAAGACACACCGAAGAGTAAAGCATATCCCTCAACGGTACGTTTTTCTTCATCAGCTATCACCTGGGAAGCTATGTTTCTGATTTCTCTTTTTTCGTCCATAATCTTAGCTTTTACACACTAACCACAGAAGTGTCGGACACTTTTGGATTATTTTCATTTTTTGCAGGAATTTCTTTCACGGCATTGTCCAAAGTCTGCACGTTGACCTGAACAAACGCCTTGTCCCCATTCTCAATCCTCGGAAGATTATTTTCCCGGCGCACCTCGTTCGGGGTAGCCGCACCGATGACAGACAAGTCTTTCCAATACGCCGCCTGTGCTCCCTTATCCGTGCGAAGAATAGCGGACGTATCAAATTCGGCAAGTATACTCCCTCGTTCTGAAGGCAGAAATACCTTCCGGTTGATTTCCTGTTCAATCTTCGTAATTACCGCCAATGCGGTGTCTGTCAAATATTGAAGCTGTGTAGCCTCAACGGTAGAATAGCTGGACTTCGATAAATCGAACGCTTTAACTGGCGATACAGAAAAGAACCGGCAAAGGTCCACAACATTGAACTGCCTCGATTCGAGCAACTGCGCATCCTTTGGATTGATAGTGATAGGCTGATACTTCATATTCGCCTCCAATACCGCAATACCGTTCGGGTGGTTTATGATTCGCTCTTCCCAAGTCGCGTATATCTGATCTTTTTGCGCTTTATCAAGCCGTGCCCCTTCAACCGTTAGCACCCCGGACATTCCTCCGCTCGTAAAGAACCCCGCGGCATGTTCTTCGCTACTTGTAGCAATGCCAAGCGTCTGCCGGGCATGAGTAAGAGTAGAAACGCCAATGATTCCATCGTAGGAGAAATTCAACACATGGAGCATGTCTCGCGGTTCGACAAGTTCTTTAAAACCCGTAATCTGGTAGCGTTTCCGCATGACACCGTTCCGATCCGTAATCCAAACTATAGATACATGGTTTGTCGGTATATAGAGAAGTTGAGACACATTCAACTTGTTGTCACGCTCAATGTACGCATACCCGTTTCCAGTCAACAGTACCGACGCCATGAGCGTCTTGAAGAACACAAAACGGGTCATATCCTCATTAGGCTCCAAGTCCAGTAAAGAATAAGCCGGATGCTGCTTGAATTCAGTTTTGAAACCTTCCCCGTCCAACTTATATGTTTTTAGCGGAAGTACCGCCACACTGTCCGATATCAGGTCTACGCAACGGTAGACAGTAGACAGCAGCATTGGTTTGCTTCTGCTCAATAGTGGGGCGTGCCCACCGGAGTAGCTCCACGCCGGAATACGGGATGTCTCCTGCTTGGTTGCTTTCCTCAGTTCTAAATTATATCCGAATAATTTCATTTCAAGTGCACTTTTACACACTAACCACAGAAGTGTCGGACACTTTAGTAGAATTCTCCATAACGAGGTGATGACAAGTACCCGCCAAGTGCCTCAAGCATGGCGATGACCCCATCTATTTTCTTTTCCTCAAACTGTTTGGACGGCTTAGTATTTCCATTCCGATCCCGAGCCATGACCACATTGCGGAAACAGTGCCGGTTAATCACGTTATTGTCAATCACGGCCTTCCCGGATAATAACAGGCGTTCCATTTCCTTCGTTGGACGGTTGAAGTTTCCAAGAGCTTGGCTGAAAGGTTCCATTGGCAGTCCCTTGTCTTCGGCATTGATCGTAAATTGGGTAGCGTTCCAGCTATCATAGGATATCTTCTGGACGTAAACCTTATCACGAATATCCAGAATATCATTCAGGATGTAATCGTAATCCGTCACATTACCCGGAGTGATGGTAATCAACCCCTGCCTGCGCCATTCGCCATAAAGTTCCTTGAAGCGCTTCTCCTGTAAAGCCATTTCCGGCAGGTAGTATTTAACCTTGAAATATGTTTTTTCGGAAGTGGGGAACATAAATGCGGCACAAGTCAAGTCACTTGTGCTCGATAAGTCGATACCCATATAGCAATCCATGTCGCGGAACCGTTCAAATTCCACATTATCCGATGAGTTAAGTATATAGTGATCCGGAATCCAAACTGTTTCCGCGTCACACCACATATTAATGTTCTTCGTCTTAATACCTACTTCCTCCGATGGTGAGTTGATAGCCTTCTGTACCTGTTCCCGTAGGTACTTCGATTTAACTGTAATTCCCAGATTAGGGTTGCTTTTAGCCCACATTTTTTCATCCTTCCAGTCATCCCCTTCATCCAATGCGTAAATCAAAGCGAAAAGAGTGTCATCCTCCTTTAGCCCCTTCAGAACTTCCGTACACATTTCCCGAAATTGATAGCACGGTCCTAATTTGTCAAAGCCGGCAGTCGTAATAATAACCGACATCGGATCATCACGCATACCCTGTCCGGATTGAAGTACATCTTTTAGTCCGGAATTCTTTGCAGCGTGATACTCGTCAAGCAGGAACATCGACGGGTTAGGCCCATCCAACTTACTGGAATCGGCGGCCAACACCTTCAGGAAAGACAGGGTCTTATCGAAGTTTATCTGGTCGCGGAAAGATTCGAGATAGCGGTGTCTCGGATCGAGACCGGAGACAAAGTTGCGACACATCTTGAAACTGACCTTAGCCTGGTCTTTGGAGTTGGCGGCCAAATATACTTCGGCCGCGGATTCACCGTCAGCAATAAGATGATAAAGGCAAAGAGCAGCAGCAAAAGCGGACTTCCCGTTTTTGCGGGCCATCTCGATATACACCGATGAAACCAACCGGCACCATGTACCGTCTTCATCCTTCTTGTAGAAACCGTATATGCTTGCCACTGCGAACTCCTGCCACGGTAAAAGCACAAAAGATTTTCCAGCATGTCGACCGGTATAATGACGCAGCAAGGCAATGAACTCAATAGCATAATCCGCCCGTTCCTCACGAAACTCGATATCGTCCCGTTCGAACAGAGTATAAAACCGCTCGACAGCCTGTTTTATAAATTCCCCTACCAGAGCCCTGCCATCCCTAACATCGGCGGCATACTGATAGTATCCCTTCATCGCTTCTCACGAGCTCCTTTCTTAAGAAACTGATCCAAAGGAGAGTCTTCCTCCTTATCCGACTTCAAAGACTTGATGCTTCCGCGGCTCTTAATGGTCAGGCCATATTCAGTCATGATCTTCATCACCTGGGCATAGTTTTTCGTAGCAATGTTTTGCGCGGGATTAGCAGCCCTTTCATACTTGATCATTATTACCGGTCCTTCCTGAAGCATTATCTCCGTTGCCTGCAAATACATTTCGTAACTCGTGGCGAGCATCCGGAGAGCACCGAGGTCTATATTCTGAATTGCCTTGCGGGCATTCAGTTCCTTCACAACATCACGCATAAATTTCTGCGTCTCCACCGAACAGTCTTTTGGCATTACAAATTTTACCATAATCCATTTTTTATATCAACCACACAAGTGTCCGACAAATGGAATGTTAATAAATTAACAAATTCAAAATTTGAAAAAGTGCCGTGCGTGTGAAGAAGGGTGGGGCGAGGTTTCAGAGGTCAAAACCTCTAAAAAAAACACCCCTTCCCCTTCCCGATGTTCCACGAAATTTTAACACTTTGTTCCACGGAAAGAGGAAGTAGGGAAATCCCTATTTGTTTGCGTAAAGCAAATGTTTTAATATAAAAGTTTGCGTAAAGCAAATAAATATACTATCTTTGTAACAGTAAAGCAAGGGGCTTTAAATCATTTGACATTATGAAACAATTAATCGATGGAGTTTGGGAATACTCACGAATCAATCCCGATGGTTTTACTCTTAACATTGAGACAATGAAACCAGTTAAGTACGGAATTTCAGTAGCGTATCAGGAAACGCAAAACAGTTTCGGAAAAGAGAGTTTAAACAGAGTCATTAATCATGCTTTAGAACATAGTAAGATGGTTGGCGGTTGGTTCGATACCGAAAGCGAACGTTACTACTTCGACAGCGTAAAGGTCTTTAAAAACTCGGAGATTGACAAGGCGATAGAGTTCGCAAAGGAAAACAATCAACTTGCAATCTACGATATGACAAACGTAAAAGAGATTAGAATTAAGTAAGGGGTTCGCCCCTTGCTTTTTCTTTCTTTTCTAAAATAGAAATAGTATGGAAAAAGAATTTATTAATGGTTACAGAAGAATGGGGATAGATATTGAACCATTGGAAGACGGTACGGTAAAAGTCACCCAGGCGAGACTGATAAACGGGTATATACTGAACCAAAAGCAACTCATTGAGCGGGGGAAAGAATTGTATCCGGATTCAAAGATTATCCCAGTGGCATATTCTTTAAATGTAGATGATATAACAGTGGACTGGATAGAAAGTAAAATGCAGGAGTTTGGTATAAGGAGAAATGATCTAATAAAGCAATTAGCTATTGATCGTTCTTCTTTGAGTCTTATCATGTCCGGTAAACGTGAATTGTCCAAACCTATGCGGGCAACGTTCTTTTATTATTTCCTGACGTATGAATTGAACCGGGATTTCAGGGAACACCTGGATAGTTTATAGTTTGTTGTGAATCTTTTGATGGCATTGCTTACAAAGACTCATCAGGTTATCATAATCATAGGCAAGGAATAATCGTTGTTGTGGATCATCCGTGCTCATAAATGAAACAATATGATGGATGTCCTCGGCTGGTACTGTTTTGTTTTCTTGCAGACATAGTTCACACAACGGATTACATGCAAATTTCCATGCACGCAACCGGCGCCAGCGTTCAGAATTATATATCTTCCGCCGCTCGGCATTGTATTGGTTATTGTCTTTCGGTTGCTTCTTCTTTGGCTTGTATATAGTCGGCATAGGGTATTTTCTTTAGTTGTTGGGCGTCTCTTATTGTCTGAAACTCTATCATCCGGTAGCGATGAAGGAAATGTCTTATCAGATCTTCATCAGTAGTACACTTCAAGGATTCTTCATCTTGAATAACGTATAGAACTGTATCTTGAAAGATGTCTTCGTCACTGCGAGAATCAAAGTATCCAATTACTTGCCGGAAGCATAAGGCCCGCAGTTTATTATAATTGCGGGCTATACTTCCGGCAATAACCGGATAGAATTTACTCTTCTTGTATCTGTTTCTCATTAATTTTAAAATTACCTGTATCGTCCATTATGTAGTTAATGCCCTTCATGATCAAAGAGCGGATAACTACAGAGGTTTTAGCACCTGTTTTACTGGATAATTCTTCCAGCAGCATTAGGGTACGATCATCAAATCGTATAGATATTCTTTTCTTCTTCATCGTTATAGCCTCATCAATTTATCACGTTTATACTCTTCTGCATACTGTCGAGTAGCCTTATTCTTGGTAACATAGATCACCGTTGTACTGGATATTCGGACAGGATAGAGATTCTTTTCTCTTTCCCGCTGCCGAGTGATGATCTCGTCCAGATTTTCCTCGTTGGTTGTAGTATCCGGCTTACGCTCTTCTGCCGGTCCTTTGCGTTTCTTTTCTCTATTATCATTCATATCTTTATTGTTATTAGTTAAACTTCGGTATCGGCATCCACATATCACACACATACCCACCATAGTCGTCAAATTCAAAGTTAGGTAGAGTTGCGACACATGGCAACCCGTCAGGTGAAACGAATATATATCCACCAACAATAGCTTCATTTGATACCATTCGACAAAGTACAAATTCGCTCTCATCCGGCAATCGTTCCTTTACACTTATCCAAGGGGATTGTCCGGATTGCCATTCTGCACCTAATTCAAAAGCTTGCTTAATAAGAAGCATGTGCAGTAAATTCTCATTGTAAGGCATCTCATAGCAATCCTCCGCAGCTTTTATAGCGGCTTCTTCTAATGTCTGTTTCATATTTTCTTATTACGAATTAAGTTTCTCAATAAACTCCTTAAGCCGGTTTTCTGAATAATCAGTACCACCGATAATAAAGTAGCCATCTGTAGCAAACTTAAATGCCTCGATAGCTTTTTGCCTTTCCCATTCAGCACCAGCGGTAAAATCATCCTGTGTTTCTCTATACAAAATTCCTCTATCAGTAGGTTCATACAGCCCGTCAGCGTATTCTTTTGCAGCTTCTTGTATATTCATATTATATTTAGTATTGAGCCTTTTCAGGCTACGTCGTTAATACTAATTTCTCCTTTCAAAACTCGCTTTACCTGTCTATCGATTATCTCTTGAAACTCAATCTGGCAAATAAGCGAACAATCCGGTATAATCTCTTCCACTGGGTCGCCTCTCCATGTTGGTAGTTCGTCCAAGAAGAGGCGACCGTCTTTGTCTTTTAGGCATGTTGCGCCAACGTCTCGTTCAATCTGCGCCATTTGGTTAAATACTTCTGGAAAGTCTTTCCGAATTTTATTCCAATACCCCATACCACCTTTCACGCAACCAATGCAGTTGTTGTTATTGTAGCCCATCTTGTACATGGCGGGGATTTCAATACCGGCTTTCCAAAGCATTCCCATTGCATCAGATTTCGTAATCTGCTTTTCAATTAGTGGAAATAGTGGCTTTGTATCTGGATATTGTTGTTTTAACCGGATGGCGCGGTTTATCTCCTTCGGGTCGTAATCAAAGCCCCATACTTGTCCATCCCATTCTTTCAACTCTTTTTCCAACTTATACCGGACTTTCTTCTTCAGTTCAAGAGTACAAGCAGCACCATGTGCACCATTAATATACCCCTTTCGCAACACATCAGACGCACAGGTGTACTTGTCGCTTCGGATAATATGGATAGATTGATTGTACCATTTTTCACAATCTACAAGAAATCGGGCATTATCAGGATGTCCGGAGCCTGTTTCAATATAATAGAGCTGCACATCTTCATACAGGCTCAACGCTATCTTACAAGCGACTGCGGATGTTACGCCGCAAGAAAACCATGCTATTACCATATTTTGCGTATCTTTGTTGAATTATTATCTAAAAAAAACAATTATGAGAGTTATCAATTTTAATGATCAGCAAGAGTTAATAGACTCTTATGGTAAAAAATGTCAGATTGAATTCCAAGCAGTAGGATTTCCAAGCGAAGTTGTAACAGGCACTCTTCTGAGAGCAGAATTCAACACGAAGGTTCCTTCTTTTAGAATTGTTGTCGAAATAGATGGAGTTGGGCTTGCTATCCCAGCCAATCATATTTTAACACTATCAGTTGAAGAATAAGAATGGTACAACTGGAGCCGCAAAGGTGTTCTCCAGTTGTTTTTTTTACATCTTCAAATATTTTATATTTATTCATATCTATCTTGATTTACTCTAATTGATAGTTCATATTTCAAAAATCTTGCAAGCGTATTTCTATCAACCTTACATATTTTTGCTATTTTACGCTGTGATATGCCTTCGTCAATCAATCCTTTTATCAAGGCATTTTTCCCATACAATTTATATTTGTCAGGAGAACTCTTTCTGCCTTTAGGACGGCCAAGGACTACGCCTTCCAATCTCTTTCTGGCTAATGCTTCTTTAGTCCGCTGGCTAATCATGTCACGTTCTATTTCAGCAGCAATTCCGAAAGCAAAAGCAAGAACCTTACTCTGTATGTTGTCTCCAAGTTCGTATCCGTCTTTTACTGTATAAACCTTAACCTCATGAAGCATACAGAACTCCAATATTCGCATAATCATGAATAATTTTCTACCAAGACGGGAAAGCTCGGATGTGATTATTACATCACCCTTTTGCAATTTTTTCATAAGTTTGCCCAATAACCGTTTTTCAGGCTCCTTCGTCCCAGATATGCCATCATCAATAATCCAATCATCAACCGATAATCCCAAGGATTCCGCTTTTTTACAGACACCCAACTTCTGATTAGCAGAGTCCTGATCATCCGTACTTACTCTTAAATATCCGTATATCATAATACTGATTCTATTAATTGCATGGCTTCCAAACCATAATGTTTAATAATTATTTCCTTCATAGACATGCACTCCCATTCTTCAGGATACATATTCCGCAATCTTTTGTCTAACGCAATTATATCAATTACCAATCTATTCTCGATAGCTGATAACAGTGCATCATGTAAGTCAATTATCGGGACATTAGGTAATAGCCGTTGAAATTCGTTACGGAATTTTGCCCACTCGCCTATTTTAAAATGACTTATATTTTTCATGATTAATTAAATTACACCAAGTATTATCATTCTCCCAAAACCATTGATATCCACCGGCATGTTTACGCTTACCGGAACAACAACTAATTATATTTCGTCCGCATATTCCTGCTTTTCTGCCAGCCTCGCTTGCAGAAGGATAAATACCAACGAGTTCATCATCTTTTATTGCAACAACAGGCTTTGCATTCCATCCGGATATTCGATAGTTTCGCACAAGATTTTTCACTCCAATTCGTTTTATCCTTTTAGCTTTACGCATATCCATGTAATCAGCCCACTTTTTTCCTTTGTTATGAGGAGTGTGGCCCTTCAAGAACCTGCCGTTTACCAAATTTCTCTCTGGGCGTTCTATGGGTATATATAATTCACTCATATCGCTATTGTTACGAGTTAATAATATCATACAGTTCTTGTATCACGTAAAAATCAGGGAGACTGTCATCGCATATTTCTAAAGCTGTGCTCGCTCTGTAACTTAGACTACCTACAACAGACTCTCCATTCAGCACTTCTTCCCCGTCTATAAACATCTGCAATTCACTCATAAAATCCTCAATCATATCAATCGTGAACTGTTTAAGTACTTCCGTTTGATAATGTGAATTATGTATCTTTGCAATGCCACTTAGTTTATCTTTTAATTGACTCATATTTGTAGGGATTTGCATTATTCACTATATCCATTTTCCGCTATAACTTGTGGGGTGTCTACATTTGCTGTTAGCACAGTAGATTCCATCCATCCGTCTTCTCCGTAATACATATCATCAATCCCGTCTTCCATTTCATCCCACATCCAATCATAGTCTTCGTCTTCCCTGAAAGCCTTTATAGCTTCCTCTTTAGTGTTGGCGGCTACCAGTATCATTCCACCTGAATAGCTACCACTTCTTACGTTTATGAATACTTTCATATCTATTCTTATTATTAGTCAAACAGTTTAAATTCATAAACCCAAACAAAAGGATTACTATCCCACGTACCTTTGCCCGATACTTTGTCTATCAATTCTTCAAATGCATCACGAGGATTACTGTAGTCGGGTATATCTGCACCCGTAAATGAGTAAAAAGGAACATCCTTTTGTCCAGCATCCCATTCGAAAACTCCCTCTTGCAAGCAATCTTCATCGGATATATCTTGCAAACGCTCTACTCTTACATTGGTTATCTTGACGTGATGTTTGCAAGCATACGATTTAACGAACATCTTGTTATTCCAGCCTGCGGAATCTTTCATGAGACCTCGAATACTCAAATCTTTCGGATGTCTATCTAATGAGTCTGGGGCATAGCCTGAATCCCTGTAGTTCTGTGCTATAGCGACCACTTCTCCGACTTGAAATTTAGGAAATATTTGACCGCCATCAATCATGCGTTCATCTTCATCATGCAGACACACTTCGACAAGCTCCCCAGAAGGTCTTCTGCAAACAAAATATCCAGCTACATTTTGACCTCTTAATTTTGAAGGATATGTAATAATACGCCTTGTCATAGTCTTTCGACCATTTAGCACAGCCTGCGTTAAGCCGTACTTATCATTGAACATTATTTTCTTCATTTCTTTATTGTTTTGAATCATACAAATAATGATTGTTGTACACGTGATAACACTAATCTATTAGCTTCACGGAAAAAATCTTTTTTGATTTCAAATCCGTATGCACGTCTCCTAAGTTGGGCAGCAGCAAGCAGGGTAGAGCCGCTTCCCGCACATGGGTCTATTACCACATCGCCTTTGTCGGTGAATATCTCTATCAATCTACGAAGCAAAGGAACCGGCTTCTGTGTATTATGAACTTTTGGCGTTTCATTATCCCGTGCCCAATCAAAGCAATTGAATATCATCCTCCCATCGTTGTTAAACTTTGGAAGCTTATCACGGTAAAGCAATAATCCGTATTCGCAGTTGCCTACTATCTTCATATTGGCTTTCAAAACTTGTGCGGAAAAATCTTTTCTGAATACAAGGTTAATGTAATTATTCAGCCCGTATCTTTTACCAAGTTCAATGTATCGGAACTGGTCCTCAAATTCACAAAAGATTATCATGCAAGGTGCTTTGCCTTTTTCCTTGGGTTCCTTTACAAGCATTTGTGAACAAAAGTGCATAAACTCAGCTGGGCGGAAATCCTTATCAGTGTCAAAGAACTGTTTGCCTGCCTTATCGCTTTCTCCATTCTTGTTGTCTCCATCAACGTACCATGATGGATTAGAAGCATAAGCGTTATTGCCAAGATTATACGGAACGTCGGCAATGATTAGCTGGGCTTTGGGTAATCCATAGACCTTATAATTTTGAAAGTGGTCGTTAAATAATTCTATATTCTTCATTTTTTAGTCGTTTATTAAAGATCATCTAACTTAGGCATTATCAATCCTTTTCTCTTTTGCTTTCTTACAGCATTCTGATACCATACAGAATTTGCACCAAGACTGCAAAGTTTCACGGATTTCTCCATTACGCCGATACTTCAGGGGATAGAAATAATTCAGCCGGAAATATCTTCCGCAACGAGTGCAGCGTTTATGCAATACCCCGTCGATATTCATGTAGTTGTTCTTCCTTCTGCCAACAGGCAGACCATCATTGCCGAGTGTTATCATGATGCCAACTTTTGTTTGATTAAACCGATGTTCTGTTTCACAAGCCCGATAATGCGGTTATGATATTCAGTATTCTTATTGCATACCCCGCGAGACTGAATTACCTGCATAGTAGCCAAATTCAGTTCTACTGTTTCCAAGTGTTTTCCTTCCTTATCCTTTGCAGACAGAATAAGAGAATCCTTCTTCTTGAAATATTGATTACTATATACACAATGATGCATGATTTCCGCTTCTTCAACAAAATCAGAAACGCTTTGCAGAACCGTTATTACGATGTCTTCGGCATTGATGCACAAACCAAAGAACCGGCCTTTTTCTTTTTGATATTGCTCTTCCCACTTTGCAGCTTCCTTTAGACGCTCTTCAAATTTTCGCTTACTCTCTATCCGTCTCTTCCGCTTCATCAGCTTGTCGTGCTCTGCTTTCAAGTCCCGGGGGCAGACATAGCGGGCGTTATGAGTATCCATATTAAGATAAGCCAGCATGTCCATATAATCAAACCATATAGACGCATCATCTATTATATATCCATTGCGGTTGCATATATTCAGGGCATGTACATAGGGTACAGTATACTGACCTTTCAATAACATGTGCCTGAATACAGACAGTTGTCCGGTTTTTACCATAGTCTCGGCAAGGGGATTGGATAACAACTGCCGGATCGCATCTATTACTGATACCCTCAATTTCAAAAGTTTATTCGTCCAGCCATTACGTTTTAATATGGGCGTCACCCTGACTACCGGATAGAAATAATTGCCGGACACATCGAAAACATCCTGCATCTCATAATAACCTGAAGCCTTATGATTATGAAACTTCACATCCATCTCGCTATCATAATTCCAAGTAAAATGAAATGGACTACGCGTATATTGTTTGCCCAGAATAACCTCTTTGCCATCTTCTGATATCCAATTCTGATATATTTCAGACATAAAGAATTCTGCAGCAGTCCCCTTCGTGTTATTACGCTGTACATCGAAGGAACGAATAACCATCCATCCTTTGTAAGGCTGTATTATGGAGTATATCCTATTCTCGTTAGAATAACGCCTATTTGATTGGTTCCAGTGTTCCAACACCAGGATTGCTCCACACTGCGGACAGATATGTGTTCCCACGCCAATAGATACAGCAAGTTCCGGTTTCAGGACCTCATCAATATGTCCGCAACACTGACACCAGACTTCGCCCTTCTTCCAATAATAACCGGTGTTCTTAAACAGACTCTTATACGGATATGCACGTTGAGCCTCTGTCAGCGGTGAGAGCTGATTAGATAACTCCACCACCTGTTTCTGCAATTTAGTCTTTGGTTTCATAATTAGAATAAACTCATCTGTTTCACCTCTGTAACCTCTTTCTTTGACCGTGACGGTTTCTTCTTTAGCAAAGCATATTGTTCCTCAGTCAGGCGCTTAATTGCTGCTTCACGCGCCTTTTTCTCTTCTTCCTCGGTTAACTTAACCGGCTTGGCCGGTGTTGTAGTAGAAGCTGAAGTTCTAACGTTTGACGGCAGCTTGTTTACTTTGATATCATCCTCATCATAGTAGTGGACGGCCATTCCGTAGACTACATCATTATCCATTGCGCAACCTTTGGCTCCGGAAGCTACAGCTATGCTATTTTTAAGGGCTTCACCCATTATGTAGGCGAAGCATTCATCGATGCTTTTATTTTTCTTTGCATAAGACCTTGCGAACAGTTCGTCTGTCCTGGCACGCTCATCAAGGTAGAACTTGATGGCATCCTTTATTGATTCTTGTTTACTCATAGCAACTTTTATTTGTTTCTTATCTGTATATATCCCCTGCGTTCGGTTTCCCTGAGAAGTTCCATGTCTTCATCTTTGATGTTACAAGAGGTTTCTCCGTTAACCGTAGTGTATTCGGGTATATTAAACTTGTCCCGTATCTTCTTCTTAATTCTTGGAATGTCCTTCAGATCAACATTCCTAAAATCCCAGTAAATCGTTACTTTCATTGATCTGCGGTGTATAGTTTGCATCCCGTCTTTTCCTTTGCCCTGAGCAGGAAGTTAGCCGCCTCATCATTATCGACTATCAACTTCACGGCGGTTAATCCTTCTGTCCTTGGCTTCTGGAAAAGTAAAGAGCAAGGTTGGTCGTAATACATCCAGTAGAATAGAAATTCGGCTAACCGAAAATTATCTATCTGGACGATATATTTCTTCGGGGGACGCTGCATATCAATTTCTAACCAAGCTTTTCTATTTGATAAGCCTTCACATCGTTGTACCATCTGCCGCTAATCTCGCGGGCTTCCACAGTAAACCGTACCCTTACCTTTTCATCGACTGATGGAGCGTCTTCTACAGGACCGTCGAAGCTGATCATAGAGAATCGTATCCTGATGGGGAAACGTTCCGAGGTTTCCAAGACAAACTCTTTCTTTTCCCAATCTTTTCCTGTCTTCGTTTGTCCATTGGTGGTTGGCAACTCCACTAATATTTTGCCTTCTATCACGTGACTCATATACTAAATTATTTAATTATTATAATTATTATTTTTCAGCCCCCTAATGTCGGTTCCCGACAGCCCTGCGGGCTGTATAGGACAAGTTGCCGAAAATCGTTAAAAATGATACTTTTAA